CATTTACCGTTACAGTAGATATTCAGTTTGGTCAGCCTACTGATACACTATACATAAAATGTACTCCTAGTGTGTCTGACAGGAATCTAATTTCTGATTTACTGACTAATACAGAAATTATACCGAATGACTATCTATATCGTGAGAATGATCCTTATTTCGGTAAATCAAACAATGTCGTATATGAACATGCGTATGGAATCTATGCAAGTGATTTCGATGACTATGTAGCATCAGTTACTAAAAATCACTATTGGCGTCAAATTACGCTTGGTGAAATTAAAACCGCAGTTGCAAGAAACGATGCCGGAGAAATCATCTATGAAGTAGTGTATAGCGAAGTAATAGATAATTTGGTTAATCCAATGGGAGCAAGTGTTAGTAAGGAAGTTATTTGGCCTAGATTTATTCCATTAGGATTAGGCCCGTATTATACAAGTGAGTTAGATATATTTACTAGTTATGGTCTTCCTGATTACTATACCTCATTGACCCCTGGCTTTGCTAAACAGCTTTATCCAAATAGTCTACCTAACATGAGAGAACAGGTAGGCGATGTGTTAGGTCAAGAATTCAATAGTAACTTACTTCCTAAATGGATGACCAGTCAGCAGTTGAACGGCTCCACTACTGGTTTCGTTCCGGCTTGGGTTATTTGTTATACTAAGCCGGGATTTGCAGAAACTATTAAGAACAATATAAACACAATGTGGGTAGATGTTGTAGGTAATCCTTACAGACTCAATATCATCAACTTTAAAATTGATAGATTTACCGTTGACAAGAGTACTACATTTAATTATGATAATAACCTGTCACCCGCAGCTTGGACTGGATTACCTAGCGCAAGTCCTGCTCCTAATCCATTAGACAGTAATAATTTTTATGTCTTATTCCCTAGACAAACAATTTTACCAGATACTACACAATACTAAATACATTATGGAAATGATGAAATATGACAAGCCAAATTAACACAAACGGAATCAATGTAAATTATCCTGTTCCCGGAGAAAATAATAGTTCTCAGGGTTTTAGAGATAACTTTGCTCAAATTAGAACTAACCTAAACACCGGTGCAACAGAAATCACTGACTTGCAAAACAAGGTAGTGCTAAAAGCGGCGTTGGACAACAGTGTTCTTAATAATGATATGGCTAACACATTGATTAGTAACGCAAGCACTAGTGGTTTTAGAGCTACAACTTATAATCTCGGCAACGCATTGTCCGGTACTGTACTAGTGGATGTAAATCGTGCAGATGTTCATTACGGTGCCGTGACAGGCGATGTACAGTTCCAGTTCGGTGGCTGGGCCCCTACAAATACCGAAAGCAATGTAGTGTTGCGCCTCACTGTTGCTAATACTACTGCAAATATTCAACTACCTAGTCAATGCATTTCATCAAACAACAACTTTGGGGTAGTTCTGTTAGAAAATTATAGCAATATTTCTAATACAGCAACATTGACTGCGCCGGCTAATACTTCGATTCTTGAATACACATTCAGTACTATCGATTGCGGAAACACTATTAGCGTATCACCTACTAATCGTCCATTCCAAACAACACAGGTCGTGACTCGTGATCCTCCCTCTACTGGCGTACAGGGCGATACAAATGGCACTGTTGCAGTAAGCACAGCGATTGGTCAAATTACTGCTACCGCTACTGCTAACACGCCTACTGTTATTACTGCTAATGCATTTACAACAACAGGTAGTACGATCAGCGGAACTACACTTACAATTGGTACACTATCAACTGGTACTATCGCTACTGGAATGCTATTGTCAGGCACCGGCGTTACTGCAAACACATTCATCAGCACTAATATTTCGGGAAGCGGTTCAGGTTCAACTTGGACAGTAAATCAATCGCAAACAGTAGCATCGACTGCAATCGATGGAGCTACCGGTATTGTGGGAACTACACTTACTGTCGGTGTCCAAACATCAGGTACAGTTCAAGAAGGTATGGTTCTTTCTGGTTCAGGCGTCACGGCAAATACATGGATCGTAGAAAATCTTTCTGGTGCTGGAACTGGTTCAACTTGGAGAGTTAGTGCAACTCAGTATGCAGCTCCAACAACAATCAACGGCAACATAGATGTAGTTACTGTCAGTGACACAACCGGTTTTTATCGTGACATGCCAATCACATTTACCGGTACAACATTCGGTGGAATCACTGCGGGGACAACATACTATATTAAGGAAGTAGCAGATGGTAACTCTATCACGCTTTCATCTACTCCGGGCGGCGCAATGCTCACCTTAACTGGGGCATCTGGAACAATGTATGGCAACCCTGCTTCATATATCTATGTATGCACTGATGATTTCAACTCGACCGTTTATAATACGAAAGAAGCAACTGCAACATTCCAAACTACTAATATCATCACTATGGTAAATACTAATGATTTAGCAGTGAATGCTCCTATTGTCTTTACCGGTAGTGTATTCGGTGGACTTACTCAAAATCAAGTTTATTATATTAAAACAGTGTCAAGTCCCAATATTACAATCAGTCAAACACGAGTTAATGGTGTTGCTGGATCAGAAGTGTTGTTGTCAACAGACTCTGGTAATTGTATTGCCTCTGTATATATTGGTTCCGACATTTGGAAAAGAATATCACTTACGGCCTGGTAATATAATATGGAACATCCTTTCGTAAATCAAAAAGACCTCAAAGAACTTTCACTGGAGCAATTGCAAGAGAAAATGTCTACATTAACTCAAAGTTTGACATTTGCATATCGCACAGGAAACAGTCCATTAATTCATCAAGCACAAATGATACTAGAATCATACAGAACACAGTACAGAGTTAGAATGGATGAATTATTTGAAAAACAAAATATCAAAAACAAAATCAATATCGAATCTGATAAAAAATGATTACTAGAATAGAGCGTGATATCTTTTTTGTAGCCGGTGTTCATTTTGATGACCGATACCACATTAACTCCTACGAATTAGTGCTTTCTATGCTAGTAGAAACTGATGTTCCTAAAGAACAAGTTATTGCATTGGATAGGCTTGACTTTTTAATTAAAAACATAATGACTAATTCGGTATTCATTAACGAAGAAAAAACCGAGCTAATAGAAAAATACAGAGAAGCTGGTATTGCAGTTTCAACCTTGCCTGGCGAACCCTACGATCAGATTGTGGGAATGGTTTTGCTGTTAAAGCTCAATGCTATAATGGAAGATAGAATCAAGATAACTGATATTACGATTAACTCTTTATTAGGAGACGGAATGCGATATCCCATTGTAGCAGAATCAGCAGAAAATGCCGACATTATGTTAGGGAATAATTGGTGGCATTCCAATGACACTGAAATTACCAATGACGGTATTTCTGTTGAACCCAAGAACAATGTTGTAAAGCTATTTGATGATAATGTTTGGTCTGAACTCAACTTATCTTGGAAAGATAAAGCAAAAACTACTTGACTTAGTGAGCATATTGCTGTATAATTAGCTTATGTATACAGATATATTTGGACAACAAATTTATAATGAACAGGATTTGCTAGACATTTATCTGACAAATCCTGAATTCAAAATTTCGGGTAAAATCTTTGTTGATGAAGTCATCAAGTTTGATGCTAATTTAGAATTAAATACCGTTCCCGATCTTGTCACCTATGTCGTAGCTGATAAAACCGTAGAAGAATTTGACAATGATTGTATGAACCAATGGTTCATACCTGATGAATATCGCAACTTTGATATTGCTGCATATATACTCGGTCTGTGTACATCTGATGAAGAACTACAGCGAGTGGGTAAGGAGCTTCTGCTTTACCAAAAACGAGACATGTTTGTATTGTTGCAATATTTAAAGTATCTAGTAGACACAATGAGAGCAAACAACATAGTATGGGGCGTTGGTAGAGGATCCAGCGTAGCAAGTTTTGTGTTGTTTTTGCTCGGAGTGCATAAAATTAATTCACTATACTACGATTTACCCATCGAAGAATTTTTAAAATAGTCTACTATGCAGAAATATAAATACAAGTGAAGGAGTAGATTCAATGGGAATTTATAGAACAGCGCAAGGCAAAAGATTAGATATGTCTATCCTTGCTAGAAAAAATGAGCGTACCAGAGCAGTAGGAAATATGAGCGTCAATGCTCGTGGTGATACTATTGACAGTCAGGGGAGAATTATTGTTCCTGTCACTAAAAAGGTAGGGGACAAGTATCAACGGACTGTCTCTAATAGAGCAGCAGCCTTATCAAAGCGCAAAGAAGATTTGATGCAGCCGATTGAAACTGTTGCTTCGCCGGAAAGTAAAATCGATATCACAGAAGAACTGGAGCTTCTTGCAGAAGAACTAGAAATCGATGAGCTTGCTGAATTTGAAGTAGAAATCGAAGAAATTAAAAAAGCAGAATTAGAGAAATCCAAGAAAAGCTAATATGACAGAAAAACGCAATTTAACTACCACAAAGTTTAAAGAGTTCCGAGCAATCGGAGATCACATCCTAGTTTATGGGATGGAATTTAGAGAGCGTCTAAGTCGTGGTGGCATCATCATGATTAACGACGATATGAAAAGTGCGGGTATTCGTCCAAGATGGGCGCAAATATACTCAATAGGACCTAAATGTAAAGAAGACCTTAAAGTAGGTGATTATATTATGATAGCACACGGTCGCTGGAGTCGAGGAATGACTATCGAAGACTCTGAAGGCGAGAAAACGATCCGTAAGGTAGATCCAAATGATATTTTATTAATTAGTGAAACACCAGTTAACGATTACACAATGACAGATAAAGAATATTGATAAGTTTGGGAAAGTGAGAAATAATTGAATGATTGCTGCAATGGATCAATCACTTTCCCAATCTATTTGACATTTTTCTCAACCTATACTATACTAAGATATGAATAAAAAACCTGACACAACTACACTCATAGCGACAGCAGCAGTAACACTTGCCGCAGCCGCCACAACCTATATGTTCTTTAAAGCATATAAGACTATTCAGACATTGGAAGAATTAGAGCTTGACTTCGGTAACGATGAGGGTATATTATCTATGTTTACACGTAAGGATACAAAGTGAAGAATAATCTCTGGGTAGAAAAGTATCGTCCTAAGTCTGTTAAGGACTATGTATTTGTTAACGAACAGCAACGAACACAAGTTCAAGCTTGGATAGCTGAGGGTTCTATTCCTCATCTATTGTTGTCAGGTGACCCGGGTACAGGCAAGACAACTCTTGCGAAAGTTCTCATCAACGAACTAGGCATTGAAGAATTCGATGTACTAGAAATCAATGCTAGTCGTGAAAACGGCATCGATAATATGCGTGACCGAATCAATGGATTCGTTCAAACTATGCCTTTTGGTAAATTTAAGATTGTATTACTTGATGAGGCTGACTATCTGACTCAGGCTGCA